TAATATTCCGCATCTGCTCTACCGCATCCCGTATTGCCTTTATGTTTTCATCAATACGACCTAGCATTACAGCCTGTATCTGTGCCTTCTTCTCTACCTCATTGATGCGTATCTCTTGCCTAGCTATCTCACGGGCATTGGTAGTTACGTTTGCATCAAGGGATGACATGTACCATACAAGACCTACCGTCTGTACAAGTATAGCTAGTACAAATGTAGCTGGTACTGACTTAGATAGATGCCATCCTTGCGCCATTAGCAAGCCATTAGGACGCAAGGTACGCAATATGTACCATCGTCATATGTGTTTGAAACGTAGGTTGAAGTTACTTTAGCGATTGTTTTACTGCGAACAATATCCTCGCCTTGTGGTTTAGCTGTGCCATCGCCAGCAGACATAAGCAGATCACCACGGGCTACTGTTGTACCTCTAGCAATACGAATAACCATATCGCCTGTCATAGCTATATTCATGTCATTGAAGTCATCATCATCATCCCAATTAACAAACACCCCTGCAACATTCGCATCACCCTCTGTAGATGATACTGCCATACAATTTAATTGTTCATTATCTTCTGTGTGAGCTTCTACAGCGTCAGATGCTCTACTTACAAGATTACCAGCCCTATCTGATACAGCATCCTGTGCTTCCGCTGCATCATGTGACCAAACAGCCATTGCATTAAGGTTAGTCATTACTGTGCCTTTAACGATGTTTGTATCTTTTGAACCGTCTGTTAGTTGTGACCAACGAGCTAAGTGACCACCATTGTATGAAACAGTTGTACCTGATACTGATATAGTTCCTTCAGTTGTACCAGCTTGATTTAAATTTATAATAGCACCATCATTACCTGTTCTATTAAATGCAACCACAGCAGCACTGGCTCTTACAAAACTACTTCCCCCAGTTGAAAAACCTACACCGGGATCAGTAGCGTTATCCGCCGATTTACCAATTGTAACTACCATTGAATTATGGATACGCATTCTTTCAGTTAGTGCCGACCCGTCATGCGTACCAAAAGTAATAACACCCAATCTACCTGAATGACTTTTATTAACCAAGTTAATCTGGCTAGTTACTAAACTATTACTATTATAACCACCTATGTGGGAAAAATTGTTATCTGTGGCAGTAGGATTAACTAAAAGTAAACTTGCTCCATTTGCAGTTCCTTGGTTTGTGCTTGTGCTACCAGTAGTAAGAGTTAATGCGCCTGACGATAAAGCTGAGCCATTAGTAGCAAGAGTTGCAACAGTTTTACCTACTAGCAGTTCGCCACTACCCTTGACCGTAGCTTTGATACTGCCATTTGTAGCAAGAGCTATTTCCCCTGTACTGCCAGATGCTGTTGCATCAAGTTTAACGCCTTCATCTGCTGCACCTACAGAAAACGTGCTTATCTCTAAACCTCTTCCTGATGTACCTGTAAAAATAGCTTGGCTACTATTTGCAGTGCCATCTACAGTAAGCAAACCATTTGAAGTAATAGCACCATCAACTTGAGTAGCGCCACCTATAGCTACAACGTCCATTGTAGTAGTACCAGTAAACGTCTGGTCAGCTACCTCAAATGGTGTATAGCTTATGATGTCACACACATCGTCTGCGCTGGCAGCTACACCTAGAATAACATCACTACCATTACTAGCTGTGAAGTCAGCAGGGCTTAGGTGAGAGCCATTGAGGTACACATCCACAAACTGGGGGGTGTAACCTGCCGTAGCGAATGAAGTCTGTCCTTCAGTAGCTGTGAAGCTCTCACGGTGCTGCGTAGCCTGTGGTACTGGTACTGATCCTAGATAACCTGCCATTAGTCTGCATCCTCTATTGTTATAGTGCCAGCGTCAACTTGGCGTAGTATCTCTGCGTAGTGTCTGTTGTCTGGGGTTACTGGAACATTCATTAAAACGCCATCTATTACAGCGGATACTGTTATTTCATCTGATAAATATTGTGCTGAAGTAATGTTCATTTTTATAACTCCGCATCTGCTGTAAAGTGACCATTAACTTGATCAAAAGTTTCACCCATATTAGCAGTAAAACCTGTTGAATACGAACTTGCCGCAGCAATATTTCTTGCACCAGATACACCTCCAGCACTCGTCCAATGTCCCGAAGTACCAGCAGTGTCATAAAAAGCAACAGTCGGTGTGGCTCTTTTAGCTACAGCGTAACGAAGAGGAGTTTGTGTATAACCAGCGGCTGTATCACCATTCCCACCTCTAAATTGAATACTCCCTGTTGCCGTAGCAGTAGCCACCGCAGTGCCTTGATCATATGTTTTTTCAAAATACCGTTGGCACTTAGCTAATGTAAAACTTATTTCTTCTTGCTCAAACTCTGTAGCTACTGGACCTACTTCCATCTGTACGCCTGTGAGGAAGAAGTTGTTGGCAGTGTTGCTGAAGAAGCTGTCTATACCGGGCGCACGATTGGCTGCTGTTTGATTAGCAAATGATGCAGTGTTTAATGTACCACCTGTGTAAGTTGTACCTGCATGAAGCCAAAACAGTAAATCCGCACCTATTCCATTATCATCAACAAATGGACTAGAGCCATCATCTACATCAGCAGGAAATGTAAGCTCATGTCTTACCCAATCTGTTGTAGTAGAAAATAACTTAGTACATTGTCTACCATTATCTACATCAAAAACTTCACAACCAAATGTAAATGAAGCATTAGCTTTAACATAAAAACTTACAGTAATTTGTTTAGCACCAATAACACCTTTACCTATGCGTTGTACATTTTGACCTTCAAGTATTTGTTGTATAAGTAGATACTCACCTGCCGCAATAGATGTATCTGCTGTAGTGCAGTCTAGTTTAAGGCAGTTAGCAGAAATACCATTTGGGCCATCCGCTGTCTGGCTCATTGTTAACCGACCAGCACTAGCATCACCTTCTTCAAAAAACCACCTGTCACAAGTAAAATACCCATTGGCAGCACCTAAGCCTGTTACTGACGTAGCTCTCTGTGACACATTCATTGCACCATTGATGATCATGTTACGGCCTACGGCTGGTGCTACGCTGGCGTTTGTTCTAGCTTTGGTCATGTCTGTTTATCCTTGTGCTTCACGCATTGCTTTGTATGCGTTCTTAACTGCGTCAGTCCATGCCGCTGTAGCTATTGCCTGTACACTTGCAGCTTCACCAGAGATGTCTGTGGCTGCGTGTGTCCAATCACCATCAGCATCTACTGATGAAGTAAATGGTTGAAGAACGTGTCTGTGAAACCCACGACTAAGCTCAGTTAATGAACCGTCTGAGTTTTCTTCCATGATCTTCGTAGCCTTGCGAACATTGATACTCCAAGAACGTACAACCTCAATTTTGTCGTACTCAATTACTTTAGTGATGTCACCGTTTGCCATATTTTATCTCCTTGTATGGACTGTCCGTCAGGATTCTTACCCCGATATGTCTATTTTATGAGGATGCAGGATACATCATATACCCTGTGAATCTTCCTTGTTGCCAATTCGCCACATTGCTGTTTGTGTTAGAACCCGCATTACCTATGTTGTCGTATTGAACAGAAATATGGCTTGCCCCTCGTTGCACAAATCCCTTGACTGTGGTAGTGGCAGTGGGTCCAACAGGCACAGCGGATGAGTCTCTAACGAGTAAAACACCAAACCCCGAAAAACTATTTAGGTCATTAGATGCTGCATAAGGTAGGCCATTCAACTGTGCGGTGCCCCCACCACCAGAATAAGAATTTATAGTCATATCAAAAGAAGCGTAAACCATCCTGCCTACTTTTATATAAGAACCATTTGGCCCCGCACTAAACCCCACAGTAGGTGCGGAACTGGTTCTTGTTGGCGCTGGCGTCCATTGGCCTTCTTCATAATCGTCAAGTAGCTCACTTGCATCAGTACCTGCACCATCACCAGTAGCAGTAAAGTTAATGCCGTTACCTGATGCGACTGTGAGGTTTCCGTCTGTAAGTGTAAGGTTGTTTGCTAGTGTAGCAGAACCTGCAAATGTGTGTGCAGTACCTGCAAAGATTGCATTGCCTGTTACGTTTAACTGAGTTGCACTTAAAAATGCCCTTTGAGTACCCCCTGTGCTAAACGCTAAAGTATCTGCTGAGTTTAAAAACATTCCTGTGTTAGGATCGCCACTAAATGCGTGAGTAGGCAAACTAGCTGTACCATTTGCTGCCAATGATGTGCCTGTAACTGTTATACCTGCAGCGGTTGTTTCAAGTTTCTTGACATTATTATGGAGTAGTTCTACGGCACCACCATCTAATGCTTTAATCATATTCTCTGTTCCACCAGCGTTTTGCACTAGGAGATTATTAGAGAGGATTACTAATGGCCCTGTTCCTTGGTCACTGATTGCACTGAAACTATTAGTAGCATCATGGAAAATCTGAAGATCACCCGTTCCCGTGCCTCCAAAGGTAAGTTTTACATCGTCAGGTATTCCAATGCCGCCGTTGGATACAGCTTTAGCGGTAGTGGTCAGGATGCCTGTTACGGCAAGAGTGCCACCAATAGCAGCATCATCAGTAACAGTAAGGTCATCACCTACTGCTAGATCATCGGAGATGGTAGCTGACGTAGTGTTTACACTTACAGCCTGTGTGCCTATATATCCTGCCATTAGCTGTCAATCTCCATATAGCTCATTATCACCGAAACTTTGTCTGCAACTGAGCAGTCAACCTTAATAACGTCACCATCGTTAGCTACAATTTTACCGTCAAGAACAGCCAGCGTAGAACCCACTGGTATAGCTGCATCTTTAATTAAGTGTGCTGTAGTGTTTTGTGTCTGAGATGTCTGTGTAGTTGTACTAACTAAAGTAACAGAAGCAGTAACTTGTGCTGTATGCACGTTAGCCAGTGTTAGTCCTAAGATAACAATCCTAGTACTGCCTTGCACTGTGTATATTACTTCAGGTGTACCTGCAGCATTTGGTGCTAAATTACGTGTAATTGTTTGAAATGTATTAGCCATTGTTTTCTCCTATATCAACCAAGCGCAATGGCAAGGGCTGTGGCTTCGTCTATTGCTGCTGCAACAGTTGCTATTGTACCTGTAACTGCAGGTAAAGTCAAGGTTACATCTGCAGTAGATGCTGGTCCTATTAGTTTTACTGAATTAGTTCCATTGCTTGAATCCTCAAAGAAAGATACAAATCCAGCGGTAGTGCTTCCATTCTTTACAGACAAACCTGTCTCAGCTATTGGGATACCTGTAAAGGTAGCTATTCCGTCTACTTGCAATGTGGACGCCATATCTACTGCGCCATCTATATCTACCACATCTAAATTAGAAGTACCTGCAACATCAATAGCACCACTAATATCTAAGGTGGCTGCATCTAACTCACCAGTTATGGTAAGGTTACGAATACCTGTGTAGTCTTTATTTGAGTCTAGTATCACAGCCTTAGAAGCTACAGCAGTACCAACAGCAGTGCTACCAATGTCTAGTGCGTTTAACTCACCTACGACTGCAGTAATACCATCTAATACGTTTAGTTCTTCTGGTGTACTTGTGACTGCTGTGTTGCTTGCTACCGCCAATACAGGCACAGTACCAGATTGGTTAGGTAAAGTAATTGTTCTATCTGCTGTAGGGTCTACAACTGTAAGTGTAGTTTCGTGAGCATCAGCAGTAGCACCTTCAAATACAACAGCATTGTTAGCACTCATTGTAACTGAGTCTACAGTACTAAGTGTACCAGTTACAGATATATTAGTTGCACTTAAAGTTCCTGTACTAGGATTATAAGTTAAAGTTCCATCAGACTCTAAACCAATGTTACCACCATCTTGATCTGCCCCTGCAGCAAAGATGATTGCATTATTCTCATTAGTACTTTCATTGTCAGTTATTGTAACTGTAGTAGCAACTGCAGCAGTACCTGAGTAACCACTAGAAGTAATTGTACCTAGTGAACTACTAGCATCCTTAAAGGTAATAGTACCACCATCTGCATTAATTTCTACGTCACCTGCTACGTCTAGTATAAAGTCATCAGTAGCTGTGAGTGTATCAGCATCAAGGGTCATCTCATCTACGACTACACCAGCGTTAGCTGTAATTACACCTGTCTGCGTAGTAGTGCCACTAATTTCTACATTGCCGTTAATATCAATCAATGTTGAAGTTAAGTCTATTTCATCATCAGCAGCGATGCTCATATCACCATCAGCAGTTGAACTAATATGTATTGCAGAATCACGGAAAATTAACTTTTTATCTGTACCCATTGTAGAATCAGCATTAGATGCAAACCCTCCGTTAAAGACAGTAGCTGCAGTTGTAGTTAAAACACCTGTAACTAATGCAGTCGTTGCCATGTTAACAGCACCGTCTATGTCTACTACGTCTAGGTTAGTTGTACCATTAACGTCTAGGTCTGTACCAACAAATAACTTCTTAGCTATACCAACACCACCATCAACAATTAAAGCACCTGAAGTTGAGCTAGTTGAATCAGTAGTAAGGTTTAAGTTAACAACACCACTTGTATTAAGAGATGTTACAGTTGCAGCGGCGGCAGCACCAGACCCAAGAATACCGTCTAGTGTACCAGTAAATCCAGTAGCTGTTATCTGGTCAGTTGCAGTAATGCCATCAACAAACAAGTTAGCCCAGCGAACACTGGTTGTACCAAGATCGTCAGTGCTGTCTGTGTCTGAAACAATATTTGAACCACTTGTAATTCCACCCGTTGCTACCTGTGTAGCTGTAGTAGTTAAGACACCTGTTACTAAGGCAGTGGTAGCCATGTTAACCGCACCATCAATATCTACTACATCAAGGTTAGTTATTCCATCAACATCTACATCACCAGAGATGTCTAACGCTGTACCTATAAGTGTTTGCGTCAATGTTAGCTGACCATTAGCAGCAATAGTAATAGCATCTACATCAGATGTAGAACCAATAGTTTTACCATCACCAATAATAATGTCATCTGTAAACGTAGCAATGCCAGTTACACCTAGCGTACCTGCTACCGTAGCGTTCTCATCTACATCAAGAGTATCAATGTGTGCTGTACCATTTATAAATATGTCACGCCACTCTTGGCTTGACGAACCTAAATCAAAAGAACCACCGACACCATTAGGAATAATGCTGGAGTTTACATCTGCACCAAACACAACGTTATCACTAGCTGCGTCACCTAACGTAAGTGTGCCACCATTAAACGTTGTAGTGCCAGTTACTGTAGCATTACCTGCAACTGTAAGATTACCACCTACAGCCAGGTTTCCTGATATATCTGCAGCACCATTTATATCAATAGTAGTGGCTGCGATCTGTATTTCTGTGTCAGCTACGAGATCAAGTTGACCATCAGCAGATGAGTTAATGTATATGGCAGTATCACGAAACTGTAGCTTCTCAGTGGTAGCTACAAGTATATCATCAGAAAACTCAAAGTAGTCTTCATCTTCCATCCACTTCAGTACACCATCATTACTTTCACCATCAAAAGTAATTGTAACGTCTGTGCCTGCTGTACCTGCCCCAAACGTAATTGCATTACCTGCTAGTAGAGTAACTGGACCCCCTTCGCCTGCAGTGCCATCGTGGGAGTGTCCTGTATTAGAAGCAAAAGCAGCTAAAAGTTGATCGTACTCATCGTTGAACAAAGCAGATGTAATAACATCTCCATCTGTAAAGGTTGACTGTCTTGTGTATGTAGCGCCCATTTAACGTCTAGCTCCTAATTGATACTCTAGCTGAAAGCCTTTGAGTGAGTATGGTGCAGATTCACCATCATCGTTTATTCTTAGTACAACAGAAAAACCTGAACCTTCTACTGGCTGTCTAACAAGTGGCTGTGAAGGACCACCAAAAACAAATCTTACTGCACTAGTTGCACTACTAAATAAAGCTGACCCAAATTGTGCAGCTACTTCAGCAGAGTTTAATGTATAAGGCTCAGGTCTGGTAGAGTCTGCATTTTCGTTATCATAACGTACTAGTAACTCAGCAGCAATAGCTGACTCAGGTTTGTAGTTAATAATAACTCTCTGCATATGCTTGCGTATACCAGTGTCACCAAATGATAAGTCTGAACTTCTATACCTTCCTAGTATTGGAGTACCATCAAAGGTATTACCTTTTTCTTGTCTATATATAAAGCCTAAGCCATCGCCGTGAAGCACAATCACATCACCAGCTAATACTATTGTATCTGTAGAGGTAGGTTTTAATCCTCGTATTTCTGAGAACTCATAACCGTCTTGACGCATAACACAAGCGACACCTCGTGTAATACTAGTAGCTTGGCTTTCTTTAGTAAAGAATATTCTATACTGTGTCTTGTCAGCTATTACTACACTTTCAAACTGTGCTGAGTCTCTAATGTTAGCATCAAAGAGAGACTGTACGTTTTTACTAATTGTACCTAGTTCTGTATCACCAATCTTTGCAGTAGCAGCTACAGTACGTAATCCATCAGGGCCAAGAAATACTAAGTCACCTGCAAATTCTTGTATAGTGTCTCCGTTAAGACATCCAATACGTCTAGTAACTGGCGTAATAGCAAACGTAGATGAGCTAACGCCTGTAAGTTTAAATATTCTATTTTCACAAAAAATAAACAACCCATCACGAAAGACCTTAAGTCCTGTAATAGTGTCATCTACTTTTATACTTCCAGCACCATCCCCTGAAGTAAAATTGTCTTCATCAAAAGGTACACTAAATACTATTTCTTGAGGTGTAGTAGACTTACCTGCATAAAACATATGGTCTTTAAATGAAGCTACAAATTTAGATCCTGCTACAGAGCTTTCACTAATATCTGTTGAACTATAGGAACTGTCAAATACTACAGGTGCATTTACTTCATCAACAAATACAATCTTATCAGTACCATTGTAATTAAAACGTTCAAACCTATACTTAGATGCATTAGTTCTACCTGTGTCAATTTCTGTCCAAGGTGAAGAAACAGTTGAATCTACTACATGTGTAGCAGCCGTAGTACTAGAGGTAGCTCTAGTTACGCCTGTAAACTGATTAGGTGTTACAGTAGAACTAACACCTGTGTATGTAAATACTTCATCGTCAATCTGTAAAGAACCACTAGATGCAAAACCAGCTACTGAGTCAGCTTTAATTGTACCTGAACCTGTCATACCTGTAGTTGAAGATATACTTAAAGCTAATTCAGTAGATGCTGCACTAAACATCTTCTCGCCTCTACAAGCTATATTCTTACTTGCAAAGCTTGCGACACCAATTATCTTTTCAGAAGCAGAAGTAGTTTGAGGAACTATTGCATTTACAAACTTACGATAGCCATTAATCCTTCTGTAGCCACCTTCAACGTCTGGCTCAAAGTTCTCTAAGACTAACGCTTCACCTGGTTTCATCATAAAACTAGAGCGATTTAAAACTAAACCACCTTCACAATTAAATGCTGCAGGTTGCGTCTGTGATTGATCAGCCATTAAGATCCAACCCTAGAGTTAAAGGTAGTATTAGATGGTTGATTTATTACAGTAGACCTGATATATTCAAACCTGTTAATAAGTAAGCTTTGCATATTCTTAATGCCTTGCTCAAATCTTTCAAAGTTTAGTTGATACTGTTGTGTTTCACCACGGTACTGATACACAAAAGATGTAGCGCCGTCTACTATGACTGGTGCAAATCTCTCAGGTATAGTTGTGTTGTCTCCGTGAGCGCTTAAATCATCAGGGAATGTATAAAAGTCAAATACTAGTGTGTATTGTTTGTCTGGGTAAGGGTACAACAAATAGTTATTGTCTGGTGTGCGAACTATGTTTCTAGGCACACCTCCGCTTGAGAACTGAGCTATAAAGGCCCCAGTTAAATGTGAGGCTGCTGTTGTATCGTTAGCACCTCTAGTGCATCCAGTTAAGTCATTACCTGAAATAGCCGTGTATGAAATTTCTTCTCCACCTACGTATACTTTACCTGAAGCAGTAAATCCTGTACTTGAAGTTAGTGATACGGTAGTTGCAGAAGATGTTAGTGCTCCATCTAGAGTAGTAGATTCTATATCATCTTCTCGTGTAGCAAAATTATTCTCAATATACTCATTGTAGTTCAATGTAGTTAAACTGTTTCCCTGTGCATTAATATTTGTATCTTTTTTTATTCTAGCTGTATCATAATTAACTTGCTTTGTTCCTGTAGGTAAATCATATCTAGCTTTACCTGCAGAAAGTGTTGAACTATTAGTTGCATGGTTAAAGGAGTAACCGAACTCTTTTTGATTAATGTATCGTATGGCTTCATTAACGGCATTTTTACACTGTGTCTGAACGCCTCTAGAATCAGTGAAGTTTGCAGAGGTAAGCACTACTTCATTCATTCGTGTAATAACATTGTTTGTTAATGTAAGAAAACTTAACGCCATTATATATCCTTAAAGTAAGCTAAAGGGGCCAGTTTCCCAGCCCCTGAAGTTTAGTCTTTATGCGAGTAGGTCACGATCTACTTCTTGAGCAGTCATGTCTCCGACTTCGCTTACGTCCATCAACATGGCAAATACACGTAGTTTACCAGCAGTGAAGGTTGACCCTGAACCTG